GCCAACTTGTTAAAAACTGAAATCAAGCCACAGATCACCGCTGCCATTGCCAACACACAAAAACCCAATCCTGGAGCTGATGTTTGGCTGCCCCTGGCCACAAGTATTCAACGTGCCAAAAGCATTAAAAACTTCAGTCAAGGGGCTGACGATGCTGCCAACAATCAAGTTGCCACAGTGACATTTGACCCTAGCGGTAATGCGTTGTATAATGGCAAACCCTACAACGCCAATGACCCTTCTCACAAAATGGCATTGACACTGCAACAAAAACTACTGAAAAACCCGCAGCCTTAACATGAAATATCTAGCTAAACTATTAGAAGGCGGCAATGTCTTTAAAGACAAGCAGGGCCAGCCACTCACACAACGTATCAATCAAGCAGATGTGCCTGCAACTATTGCTTATATCGAAAACATTCTGGGAATTCAATTTCCTCCGGAACGTTGGCTGGGATCCACAGGTCGCAAACCCACATCTGGCGATTTAGATCTTGCTGTGGACCTAAATGAAATTGATAAAGATCAATTGGCTGGTGCATTACAAAAGATTGTGACCAGTCAAAACCTTGACCCACGTGAATGGGTTGTGAAAAAAGGCGAAGTACATTTCCGTACTCCCATTGCCGGCGATCCCAACAAAGGCTATGTGCAAACTGACTTTATGTTTTTTCCTGATCTAGACTGGGGCACGTTCTATTATGGCGGTGCTGACGGCTCCGCATACAAAGGCATGCATCGTAATGTGCTAATGAGTTCAATGGCCAAGGCCCTGGGGTTCAAAGTGGGTGCAAATGGCATGTTCAGTCGATCAACTGAAGAACTGGTCAAAGGCGGCCTGGATGCCAGCCAGGTGGCACGAGTGTTATTGGGTCCTGCATTCACAAAAGAAAATTTAAAGAATGTGGAAAGCATCTACGCCGCATTGAGCAATGATCCCAATAAAGATGCCAAGCTAAAAGACTTCCGTGAATATCTAGCACGTGAAGGATTAAAAGAACCTCAACTGTCAGTGTCTGAAGATGATGTGAGTTTCCTAGGACGCCTGCGCGATCGTATTGTCAATCGTGGCTATGTTGCTCTAGTAGAAGCAGAAGAGCCTGGTGTGGGCGGCAGAGCCAAGGGCATTGAACACTTGGAAGATCTAGTGTTTCGTCGTGGCACACAAGGCATTCAAGACGCACTGGAAATTGTACAACACGCCACTGAAAATCCCAAAACAACCACTGCCAAGTGGGACGGCAAACCTGCTGTGATCTGGGGTCGTAAACCCGCTACAGGCGAGTTTGTGTTAACTGATGGGTCAGGATTTGAAGCTAAAGGCTACGACGGTCTTGCCACCAGTCCAGAAATGATGGCAGCTATTCAACGCACACGGTCAGGAAATCGTGATGAACTGATCAACTTGTATGCACAGCTATTCCCTGTGCTGGAAGCTAGTTTGCCCGCCAATTTCCGTGGCTATGTCAAAGGCGACTTGTTGTACATGTCAACACCTCCTGAGATTGCAGGAAACTATGTTTTCCGTCCCAACACTGTTGAGTACAAAATTCCAGCTCGAAGTAACTTGGGACAACGCATAGCCAACAGTGACATTGGCATTGCAGTACACAGCATGTACTCTGATGCAGGCGATGCACGTCAGCCGTTAAAGGGTGTGACGTTTAATGAAGTTCCTGGACTCATGCTAGAGCGTCCTGCAACTCCCCGGGCGCTGACTGCTGAACCTGCCAAAGTAAAACAACTCAAGCAGTTGATTCGTACAGATGGTGCTGCCATTGCCACCTTGTTTAATCCTGCTGAACTGCGGGCACACAAGATCACCGACCTTGCCAAACTGTGCGTGGACTACATCAACACCAAGGTTGGTGCACCACTGAATCCACAAACACTGTTGCCTGAGTTTGGTGAATGGTTACAAAGCAAGGTAACTCCCAGCAAGTTCCGCAACATTGTGGAATACTTGGAAAGCCCTACTAGCAATACCCCTGCACTGGCAGCGGCATTTACAGCGTTCTTGTTATTGCATGATCTAAAGATGGATATCCTAAAGCAAGCGGATCTAGAGCATCCGGGACAAGAAGGCTGGGTCATGGCCACCCCTGCAGGCTATGCCAAAGCTGTGAATCGATTTGACCCCAATGCTTTTGCCGCTCAAAATAGGCAGAGAAATAACCCTCAAGGTGCGTGATTTTTGCCAAAAGGCTAAATAAAAGCAGGTCCTCCGAGACCACAAACTTAAAGGAAAATTAAAATGGCTTATATTACCCCTGTAAATGGTGACGCACAACCGGTATTTGCACTAGACGTACAAAACGGTCCTGTTTCTCCATCCGCTTCTACTGCCGCTACACCAGTACAACCTGCTGGTCCTAAGCTGGACTTCTTCCGCGCTGTTGCCAACACTACTGTTGTGTCACAACAAGGCGTGCAAGAATATGTTGCTAACGTTATCAACGCTATTCAACAAACTGCCACAATCGCCATGTACCAAGTTGATGGTACAGTATTGAGCTTTGCTACATACCCAACAGGCGCTTTCGGCAATGCCAGCACACAAGCTGCTGGTTTCTTGAGTGCTGCCAACATCACCTACACAGGTTATCAGTTGGACAGTTGCACAAGCGTTGGCTTCAAGCTATCGACCTAATCAATCACTGATTAACAACAAAACCCAGGTTAGAAATATCCTGGGTTTTTTGTTGGCCGTTAAATACTCCTATAATGCGAATATTGTGTAGAACTCTTTTTGACTGCTCGGCCACTGGTGTCACGGGACACTATAGACCCAGCCAAGTGCCGTTTCAGGATGGTGCAGGCAATGCGCAGGAGTACCCATGCTCACAGGGCTTACTGAAACACTCACAACTCAATACACACTGGTAACTGACGGCCCGGATCAGAACATTTGGTTTGAACCCATAAATAAATGATGGGAGCCTACAATGGACACAACTGATATTGAGAAAAAGAGTCTTGAAGCACATGTTGAATTGTGTGCCGAACGATATAAGTTACTTGAACTTAAATTAGAGACTCTTGAATCTAATGTTGACAGTTTAAAAACCACCATTAATGAAGTGCATGACATGGTGCAAATAATGGCAGCCAAACGCAATGATCAATTGGTCACTTGGGGATCGGGTATCATTGGCATGCTGTTGGCCACTGTTGGTTGGCTAGTCACAACGTATGTATTTAAATGAACAAACAAACCAAGCTAGAAGCCTTTGCCGCAAAAGAACTACTCAATTTAACTGACAAGTTGATTGTGGATGATGGCCGCGGCGGCATTATTGCATTTGGAAAATACAACATTATTCCCGCAGATTACAAGTTCCGAGTTGAAATTAAAAATCAAGATACCATCTCTTTTGGCAGCAAAAAAAGTGCTATCAG